GCCAAGAACGATTTCGAGATCATCGTGAATCTGGACGAGGGTCGGTATCGCGTGACGATCAAGCCTGAGAAGGAGCCGACCCCATGACCGCCACCCAGCCCGAAGGATTGGATATGACAGACGAACTTAAAGCTCGCTTCGAGAGCAAGTTTTACGTGACGCCGGGATGCTGGGTCTGGACCGGATTCAAAAATGAAAAGGGATACGGCGGCTTCAGCGTTAATAACCGAACAACCAGAGCGCACAGGGTCAGCTATCAAATGTACGTCGGGCAGATCACAGACGGATTGCATGTGCTTCATCGTTGTGACAATCGACGGTGCGTGAATCCAGATCATTTATTCCTTGGAACGAACGCGGACAACACAGCAGACAAAGTTCAAAAGGGGCGCCAGCAGAAAGGCAGCCAATTTCCTCAGGCGAAGCTAAGTGAGCGACAGATCCTGGAAATCAGGACGGATCCGAGAAAGTGCAGAGACATAGCCACCGAATATGGAATTTCCCATTCGGCGGTATCGGAAATAAAACTGCTTAAGCGTTGGCGCCATGTCGCTGCTGAGCAGCAAATGAACGGAGCGAATCATGACTGATCGTGAACAGCAGCCAGCACAGACTGCGCAATCTACCAAAGGTACGCCGGTAAATTTTATCGGGATGAATCCGCTTGAGATCGGCAAGGGCGCAGTCTTGCCAATGATCCCGGATAGCTGGCGCTATGGATTCCGAAAGACGGCTGAGGGGTTTGATTTCTCGTCTCAGGATAACGGCCCACTGGTCGCGTGGGATGCCGTGAAGGATGCGGTAGCGGCTGCCGCCCCGTCTGCCGTGGTGCTGGACGATGAGCGGGCGGCGAAGGCTATCCCTGACGGCTGGTGCCTTGTGCCGGCCAAAGCTACCGACGCGATGGTGAATGCCGTACGTGCCGGGAAGTTGGAACCCGCGTCGCCCTTCCACGTTCAGCGCGCCATCGAAACCATCAAGAGCAACTACCTCAAGATGCTTGCAGCGGTGCCCGCCGAACCTGCCGAATGGCCCGATGCAAAAGCCCGCGCCGCATTCCCGCAACCAGTAGCGCAACCAGTGGAGCAGACGCGGGCGCTGACGTTGGACGAGTATCACGAAGATTACGGCAACGTGGTCTGGTGGACTTGGGAAGATGGGGAATGGCTTGGTGAGCCGGCATGGATCGGATCGCCGAGCGACAGCGACTGGCCCGGCTATCACACGCACTGGACGCGGCACCCCGCATTTCCGACCGCCGCGCAGCCCGCAAGCGGAGAGAAACATGAGTGACGATGAAATCCACGAAATTGCGGACCGGTATCCAATTTTGCCAAACAGCGTTGAGGTGACCAAATTTGCGCAAGAGGTCGCGCAAGCATCCCGCCGCGCTGCGCTGGAGGATGATGCGCACGACGCCGCGCGGTATCGCCACCTTCGAGAATGCAACGGTGGCTCTCTGATAATCGTCCAGATCACCGGAATGGGCGAAGACGATCAGGTTGTACTGACTGAATGTGACGCCGATACGGCTATCGACGCCGCGCTGGCTAAACAGGCGAAGGGGGTGTGATGAGCGACCGACTGATGACACTTGCCGAACTTGAGCGCGTGACCGGCAAGAAGCGATACGGCAAGCAGGTAGAATGGTTCAAAGAGCAGTTCGGCATCAACGTCGTGCGCTGCGGTGACGGAAGCCCGGTGGTCACCTGGGCAACCTTCGAAGCCCTACAGGCCAAGCGCGCCGGCATTCGATCCGAACCAATAAAAGAAGAACGTCCGGCCCTGCGGCCGGTTACATTGCGGGCAATCAAATGAATGCGCGGCGTCGCACCATACCGGACGGGCTCCCGAACCGGGTCTATCAAAAGAGCGGTAGCTACTACTGGTATCCGAAGGGCGGAAGCTGGATCAGGCTCTGCCGTGTCGAGGATGGCGAGCTCAAGATGCTTGAACGCCTCGCAGCCGAAAAGCGCAAGCGGGAAACCCTGACCGGCCTCGGCAATGTGCCGCCGCTGGTCGACGAATACGTGCGCGCGAAGAAAGCAGACCACCGCGAGACAGGCTGGCCGACGTATGGCAATTATGTGAAGATCGGCTTTGCTGACGTGAATATCGATCAGGTCGACAATGCGTTCGTGGTGGAATTCCTGCGTTCGAACTGGGCTGAGAAGCTTCACATGCAGCGCATAATGCGCGCCTTCCTGGTGGGCTTCTTTCAATGGTGCAGGGAGAACCGGTATTTCATCGGTGAGAATCCTTGCAACGGGATTCGCCTCAAGCAGCCTAAACCGCGCAGCGTCTATATCACCGATGATCACTTTGCAAAGATCCGCGCTGAGCTGGCCGGCGACCCAATGATTCTCTGCCTCGTCGATTTATGCTACCTGACCGTGCAGCGGTCAACCGAGATTCGCGCCTTGCGGTGGAAGCGCGAAGATGATCTGAGCAGTTGGGTGGACCGGCAGAATGGCGTCATTCACTTTATGCCATCGAAGACGCGAGATTCTAGCGGGATCGGTGTTGACTGGCCGCTCACTCCGGAGATTGACGCAGTGCTGCAAACGGCGCGAAGCCTCGGCAAGGTCAAGGGGCCATTCGTTATCCACACGAGGGCCGGCACACCTTGGGCGGACACCAACGCATTGAAGATCTGGCGTGCCGCTTGTAACCGGGCGAGCCTTCAGCAGTACAGCTATACGATCAAGGATATCCGAGCCAAGTCGCTGACCGATGCTAAGAAGGCTGGATACGAAATCGAGGCGCTGATGGTCGCTGCAGCGCATGCCGACAAGTCGACGACCGAGACATATTTCAAGGATCGGACGGTGCCAGTCAGCGACGTGCGGCTGAAGATTCCGAGGTCCGCTTGATCGCGGAATATTAGAAACTTCCTGAAAAATATTAGAAAGCCATTACCTGGCTTGGTTTACAGGCTGAAAATCCTGATGGCAGATCAGAATTCGGAATAGCCGTGAAAGCCACGCCAGGCAATGCATTCAATGGGGTCGTTTCTAATATTTTGCACAAAGAACAGGCAAGCTATGGCGCGGCTTTGCGAGAAGTGCTTAGGAAATATTAGAAGGCGAGACACGTTCAATAAATCGGAGTATCGTGCCGATGTTCAATAAGCAGACGAATATATGCTCAACCTTATCCGGTCTTTTAAGAATTTCCTTACCTTCCCACCAATTCCAGATCCCGGCCCGTTGCGGGATGCCTACGAGGCTGGATACGCCGCCGAGTCTTATGCATGCAATCCGCATCCCAAGGGTACGAAATACTACGAGGCGTGGGACGATGGGAAGCTCGACAGGGACAAAGAGGAATGGTTCTGGTAGATCTGGTCGAAGACGCGCGCATATTTCAGTTTCGGGTAAAATGCGCGCGTTCAAACATCGAACACACAGGTGGAATATGGATGCCAACAAGCGCTGGCGTATAGAATTCGAAACCGGCGATTCGATCACCACGGAAGACGAGGGGCTTGCCGATCTGCACCGAAGCAGAGGCAGGCTCGTTACTGAACTTCCCGTGGCGGATAGAGAGCACCTTAACGAACACGCCGCGCGCGAATGAAGCCATTCACTGTGCAAGTGCCGCTGGGGAAGTTTCCATTTGCTATCAGAAAGACCGGGGTAGAAGAAGCAATGCTTACCCGCACAGTCGGAGTTGCCAGTATTTGGCCAACGCCTGTCGCGGCAGTTGCTGAAATCTGAACAAATCCCCCGGTGTTCCCGGCAGGGAGAGTTGCTGAAGTTGTACTTATGCCAGCAGCAGCGTTGCCCAGAACGGTACTTCCACCGGGCACAAATGTTACAGTTCCCTGAACATCCCAATCCCCCGCTGTGAGCGTGATACTCGTGGCATTTGCGGATATGCCCGATGAAATCGAGGTTGCCGTGGTCGTTCCCGGCGTGGGATATTCCCCCTCGCTCCCGGCGTTCGCGTTGTCATTCGTGCCAGTGCCGACGATTCCCGCCGTGCTCGATGGCGTGATCGTGCTAGTCGCCTGAAGCGTAGTGAACTTGCCGGATGCTGCCGCGGTGCCGCCAATCGCCGGAGGGCTCGCCAGATAGGTCGAGAACCCTGTCCCGCTGACCGTGCTACTTGCCGATAGCGTTGTGAATTTTCCCGTACTAGCTGCCGTTGCGCCGATCGCAGTGTTGTCAATCGTGCCGCCGCCAATGGTCGCAGATGGAGCGCTGATCGATGAGAAGGCACCGGTACTGGTCGACACTGAGCCGATAGGGCCGGGTGCCGCAAAGGATGCGCCGCCGAGCGTCAAAGCATTAATGCTGGCATTGCAACCGAATCCCGAGCCAGCGGTATAGGTCACGGCAGACGACGTGCCCACGCAATTAGGCACAGAGACTGCGGTAGGCGACGCAGACGAGCCAGTTGCATTCGCCACGACTGTATTAGCGGCCTGTGGCAATAGGGAGCCGGCCGTCACGGTGCCCCAGGCTGGCGCCGTGCTTGCGCCGGTCGAGACGATCGCCTGCCCTGCCGTCGACCCTGCCGGGTTCAGCAGTTGGACGGGGTTCAGCGTCGCAGCGAAGACCGTCGACGAGAGCGCGAGCAGCGCGGCGGCGAAAAGTCGTTTCATATCACTTCCCATCCGGAATGATGGCGTCGCCGCCAATGGTTGAAGTCAGTGCGTTGTCGCAATGGCCAGGATTCACCTTGTCAAGCAGGCCGCACAGCACGCAGCCCCACTTGCGGCCGGCATTGCGCGCCTTGGCCGAACGCTCGCTGATCGTCTCGTTGCTCGCGCCGAACAGGAAGATGACGTTCACGCCGATATCGAGCCACTTCAGGATGTTCAGCAGGTAGTTTTTGACGAGATTCATTGCGGCGTCCCCGGCGTCGATTGCGCGAGCAGTTCGGTCTTGCGGTCGCTGCCGGCCGAGCTGCCAAAGTAGTAGGCAATCACGCCAGTCCAGGCCGTGCCGAGCGAGCCGAGCATCAGCATCAGCGCGTCATGCGTGGCGGTCGGCAGCGGATAGAACATCATCAGCGCGAGAACGCCGAAGAAACCGAGTGTCACGAACAGCGCGAGGAACGGCGCGGTGAAGCTCTTCGTGCTGATCTGCATCTGACGCGCACTTTCCCGGTCCTGAACAGACAGGCTTGCGAGCGTCTCGACGTTTTTGAACCCGGCTTCAGCCATGCGCGCAGCGTAGTCCTGATCGGCTTTGCGCATTGCGGACAACTGCTCAGGCGTCGCGCCGCTGATTGCTGCGGCGACTGCGTTTTGTCGATCATCTATCGAAGTATTCGGCGGAACCGTAATGCCGAAGACCGATTCAAGCGCGGTCACTGCGCCGCCGGCCAGCGGGCCGCCGATCACTGAAGCGATAGTAGGCGCCAGCTTCGCGACGACGCCGAGTGCATCTGTCCATCCGCTCATAGAGATTCCCCCGAGCGCATCATTTGCGCAAGTCGTTGTGCACGCGCGCCGACCTGTGACGCCCATGCAGAATTCAGCATCCCGGCCGCCGCGTCGTCATACCGACCCTGACGCATCGCAGCCAACGTGTTCTTGAAGCCGAGCAACTTGTTCGATCCGAGATTGAACATCATGTTTGCGACGACGCGCTGACGAACGTCGTTCAGATCGGTCCACCACGGAAGATCGCGGTTGAGGTCCGCGAAGACGTTTGCGAGGTCGCTCATCAGAAGCTGATTCACCTGATCGTCAGTGAGTGGATACGACCATCCAGCAGGCAGCGGAGACGCCTGCAAGTTGTGGCCGACACCGGCAGTCGGAATGTCCTTCGTATCGCGATACGGCGCGTACCGCACGCCCTCATCGCGCCGCAACTCAACGACAAGCTGCGCTTCGTTGTCAGGATTCATTCGCCACCCCTACGCCCGTTGTTGCGGATCAGGTAAAAACCCTGCAAGCCGATATAGACGATCGTCGCAGCGGCGACGTACCAATTGATGTCATGGCTCTGTAGCCACAACCACCAGTTCGCCCCGATCGGGGGAACCGCCTTTACAGCGCTCGCTGCGATCTCTTTCATTTGATTCCCCGAGGTCATATATTTATGGTCGCGTGAATGAGCCCGTCACCTGAATGGTGGAGCCATTTGCGCCTGGATAACTGTTGTCATAGAACCTGATGTTGCCGGTCGCACCACTGCAAATGCAGATCAGCGCCTTACCGGTGGCCGGGGTTTCTCTGCCAACACCCCCGCCAAAATTCGCGCTGAAGGGCGGCGGCAGCGTAAAACTGATGCTTCCAGAAGCTGTTCCATTCGTATTGATCGTCATACTGAAGACGAAATCGATGTTCTTTTCCGTCTCGTAGTACGCCGCTGTATTCAGCGTGATCGAGGTAAAGGCGCCAACCTGTGGCGTGATCGTCGGCGCCCAGTTTTGCCATCCGGACGTGAGCGCTTCAGTGGTGGTCCCAACCTTCAGTACAGGAGCGATGGATGCGCCATAGACAGCATTATTTGCAATACGGTTGTTACCAGGCGGACCCCATTCGCCACTCACGTTGAACTCTGCGACACCGTAGAGCATCGTCCCGATACTGCTCACGATGGTGTTGTTCTGCACCGTGTTGTTCTGGCACATACTGCCGTACATCAGAACGCCGGCACCGTGGCCATTGACCAGACCGCCGCCAGCATCGACACTGGAATTGATGATCGTGTTGCCGCTGATATCGCAGTCCTCAACTGGCAAGCCCGGTCCTGGAATCGGCATTGTGCCCGTCCCAAAGTTAGTCGATGCCAGGGCGATACCAGATGCCGAGTTCCCGGAGATCAGGTTATTCGTTATCTTGATGGCGATGCATACAAATCCGGTCGTCTGCGCTGCGACGGATATGCCTAGATCAGTGGAGATTCCAGGCAGATCCCATAAACACTTGTTGTTGTCGATCGTGACGAATGACGAATCTGTCACCTGGATAGCCTCGTCAGCAGAGTTACCCGATCGACATCCCGTGACTGTTCCGCCCGTGGTCTGGAAATAGCTGATACCGAAGCCGTTCGCGCCTTCGGAGATGCAATTCGTGACGTTATGATCTACCCCGCCGACGATTGAAAAACCGTGGCCGCTTACGGTCGATCCGGACTTGCACTTATCAAACTTGTTGCGCGCGCTGTTGTTTCCCGTCGATTGAAACGAGCGCTGCTGAACTGATACAACTTCGCAGCGCTCGACCAGCGTGTCAGTGTTATCGGTCATGAAAATGCCAAGCTGACCACCAGCCGGCATATAGATATCGTGGATGTGGTGGAAACTTCCCTGGAGTGCGAAAATTGGCACTGTCGCCGGGAAGTCTGCAATCGGAAGATTGAACTGCATGTTGCCAATCTCGACATTCGTCGCTGCTGCATTAATTACCCAGAATGCGTTTGTCGAGAATCCGACCAGCGGTTCGATGAGTGATGCATTGCCTTCGCCAGTCACCGCGGTGTTCGACGGGATCGTGATCTGCCCCATCCGGTAAGTGCCGGACGGCACAGTGACCTGACGACCGGTGTTGATCGCAGCCTGAAATGCGGCCGTGCTGTCGAGAACTCCGGTAGGATCAGCGCCTTTATCCAGTACGTTGACCGTGGCGATGCGATTCGCGAGCTTCGAGCCAGGCGCTACCGATGCATCAATTACGCTGCCGGTGGCAGGAGCATTCGTCAGTCGCGCAGTCCCGCCGTGCACATATACCTTCTGCACACCTAAAGGAATAGGTGACGAAAATGCAAGGGTATTGGCGATCAGCGTGAAATTTTCCGGGCCCTGATAGCTAGCGTCGAAATGCACCTCAAGATTTACGGCCGAGCCGTAATTGTTGGCGAGAGTCAGCGCCAGCGAGGTGCCGGGCGTGAAATCAATACCAGCGACAAAGGTTTCGACGGCCGGGCTGATCGCGAAAAGCTGAATGTCTTCCGGGGTCAGGAACGCAGCCGTCAGAACAGAAAGAGGAAGTCCGCGCGTGACGCCGTTAGCGTTCTGCCAGAGCGGCACTTTGTCATCGGGACTAAATGAAGAAGCGACCGATAGATCATTGATTGTTGTCATGCCGTGTGTTCCGCGATTGGTCCGTATTTCCCCGCTACGAGATCCGCGTAGATTTCGCGGCCGTAGTCCATAACGTCCAGAGGTGAAGCATTGAATTTCACTGGTGTCGCGCCGAGCGACTCGAAAATAACGTCGACCGTGACCATCGTGTGCGCGACATCAAACCACACCGGATTAGAAACGCTGGTATATGCGCTCATGCCGTCCTCACCCACATTGAAACGCCGGTAGAGCCGACGCCGGTAACGATCGCGGACCACGTACCCGGATCACCCGGCGCGGCGCCTGTCGTCAGCGTCAGGCCGCCTACGGCCTTGGTATTCATGATGTTTGCGACTTTTGCAGAGAGATTTGCATCGCTCACGGCCTGCGCGCCGTTGATTACCAATGGCGAACCCGCGAGGAAATACTGTCCAGCTGTGAACTGGAGTGATCGGCTTCCGTCAGGAGTAAGCGCGACGGCTCCTGAATTGGCGATAAGGTTCCCGCCTGAAACGATGTCATGAGTGCTAGCCGTCGAGATTCCCGAAGTCGCTGTGATCGAACCGTCTGCACCGATCGTGACGCGACCCGTCTCAAGCGTGTTGTCCGAATTGACATTACGGATGACTATGCCGCCCGCACCGGCGCCCTGATTGTTTGTGATCCGTCCTACGCCGTCCAGATTGTCATTCCAGCTAAGCCACATACCCTGCGAATTGACGTTGCCAGAATTGCCGGAAATCTTGGCCAACGATAGATTGGCTGTATGAATGTCGAGGTGATAGCGCGATCCATCATTGCCGACGATGACGAACGGGACGTTTTCAGGCGAGATATTGTCTGTAGGCTCGAAGACGTACATGCCGAAGCCTGTCACCCATACCTGATTCGTGGACGCGCCGCTTCGCGCGCGCAACGCAGCGAGATCGGCGGCGCTTTGAACACTCGACGAACCTACTGCGATCGCGACGGGATCCGTCTCGTTGATCGATGCGTAGACAGTTCGCCCAGCCGCATCCAGAATAAGGATTGAGTACGGGATCGGGCAGAACATGTGCACGAGCGCGCCGGCCGAAGTGGCGCGACCGTGAACTGTTCGGATGGGCTGCTGAAGGACGACGAGGCCGGCGAGGTCCGAAGTCACGACTGCCGGATAGGCAACCGGATCAAGACCGGCCTGACCGATGTAGATGGAACCGGACTCCAGCGGCGCGCCGAAGAGATCCGTAAAAAATGGAAGCGCGCGCGCCTCGCTGGTAGTCGCCATATTGCTCTCCCCGATATAAGCAGAGCGCCCCGAAGGGCGCTTTTTAAATGCTTGCTTAGGTCTGGTTGAACAAAATTACGCCAGTCATCTCAGGGTTTGTCACGCTTACGCCATAAAAAGCGTCGACCCGGTACAGTGATTTGTACGTGCCGATTTGCGCCTGTTTGGCCATCACGATCTCGATACCCTGATCAGTCGTGCCGCGCATCACCGCCATGCCCTGATCCGAAGGAACAGCCAGACGACCTGGCAGGATTTCAACCGCTTCTTTCTTCCAGAAGCAGTTCACGCCGGTCGAAACCGTGTTCAGCCAGGTAATAGCCGCGCCCGATGCAGGCGTAGCCGTCACGTTCTGGTACGCGAGTTCAGCGTCCGTAGCACCCTGACCCGAGATGATCGCCGGAGCGATCGTGACCGTGCCCGTGCCGCCCGCGCCAGAAACGATGGCGACGACGCGGAAGGTCTTGAGCTGGCCGGTATCGACCTTCGTGATCGGATGGACGTTGTTCACGCCAGCGATCGTGAAGGCGTCGCCAACCTTGACCGTGCCCGACGTGACGGTGATCGCCAGCGCCTGAATCCGGTTGTCGACGTTCGACTGAAGTGGGCCGCTCGGGCTCGCTGCAAGCGCTTTCGGAGTCGTGAACTGGTTTGCGCCGTTCACGGTGACCGTCACGCCGGCCGCTGCCGTCAGACGCGCGATATAGTCAGCCTTCAACACGCGCTCGAAACCTGCGACCTGACGGCCGACCGTTGCCATTTCGTACGCGTCCGCAGCCTTCTGGCCTTCGACGACATACGCACGGCTTGCGAGATTGCCGGCCATCGCGTTGTAGTCGCGCGAACCGAACACCGAGTAGCGGCCACCATAGCCGATGCCCGACTCGTTCATCAACGAATCAGCCTGCGCCAGATCGTCAAAACCGGTTGCAGCGACAGTGCGCTTGACGACGAGCGTTCCCAGCGTCGATACAGCATTCACGACCGACAGGTTGATGTCCGAAGCGATCTTCTGCTTGGCTGATTCGCCGAGGCGGTTTTCTTGCAGTGCGTCGCGCAATTCGGTTGCGTCCATCACCCACGGCGACGAGCGGATCGTGTCGATTGCAGCCGGGATGGTGAGCTGCGTTTTGCCAACGAAGTTGGCAGTCTGGTCCAGACCCGAGAACGAGCGGGCGATGTACGGCATCGGGCGGCGGATGATATCGCCGTCGCGGGCCATCATGGTCTGATCGTTCTGGAACACGGTAACGGCTTTCGACATGACCAGTTCGTCATGGAAACCTTCGAGGAGACGTTCGAAGGCTACTCTTTCCTCTTTCGAGAACGAGTTAGCGGTCGACAGAAAAGGTGCTGACGGTGGATTCGACATTGTCGTAGTCCTAAATAAGAGACGAAAAATGAATGGCCAAAAGGCCACAGATTTCGCATCCAGCCAGGACTGACGAGTGATCGTCGATAGTGCTGAGATACGGTGAAGCTAGTCATCGAAGCGCGTAAGGAATGTCTCTTATGCACTTCGATGAACAATTGCGATAAGGCTACTACTTTCGGTTATGTTAATCAAGTAGTGCTAAGCAATAGGCGCACTATTTTGCGGCCATCTGTTTCTTGTATGCGACGACTTTTGAGTAATCGCCTGTGCGCGCCGCTTCATCGCGGAGCTTTTCGAGTTGCGACGACGAGGCGCTGTGACCGGTTGCGCTGCGCTCGGACGAAATGCGCGGCTCGGGAGCCGGGCGGGTGGTTTTGCGTGAGGACAAGGCGATCTCCAGTTTGGCCACGGCAACAGTAAACTTTACCGGGTCGGTGATGTGCGACAGTTCGATGAGGCGCGCGGGCGACTTGGACAGCGCGTAGACCAGTGCGGCCGGATCATCGGCGCCGCGCATCAACAGACCCGACTGCGTCTGGTTCAGCATCGAGCCAACTTCGGCTTCGGCTTCGTTGAAGTCGGTCACGCCGAGCGAATCGGCCCGCGTCTTGTACGACTTCTTGAAATTTTCGATCTCGTCCTGTTGCCGGCGCTGTTCGTCGAGCTTCTGCTGGTCTGCGCGGTCCATTGCCGCCTTCTGCTCCATCCAGTTGTCGTAGGCCTCGGAGAATCGCGTCTCGTCGTAATCGTACTGGTCGAGCGTCGGCTTGGCGCCGAGTGTCGGTGCGGGCTTCGGCAGTTGGGCGCGCAGTTCTTCAAGCTCGCGCTCCATCCGGCGCTTGTCCTTCAGCGCGCCGTTGAAATTCTTGCGCATTTCCTGAAAGGTCTTGCTCTCGCGCGGCTGCTGGCCTTCTTCGCCAGCCAGGACTTCGACCACTTCGCCGGTCGCGTCCTGATTCCCCTCACCCTCCCCGGTCACGAGTTCTTCGGCATCCTCAAAGAGAACCGGCGCGAGTGCCTGATTATTGACTTCGGGTGCCGTCTGCGTTTCGTCTAGTTGGTCCATTTCCTCACCTTTTGTTGGCGGAAGTTTGAAAGCTGCAACAAATGGAGTATACGGGAAAATACGCCCCTGGTAGTGCGAACTACGTCTATCATATGGCTATGAAACGCTTCCAAATATTCCTTCCTGAGCCGCTTATGCAGCGACTTGAGAAAATCGCCCAACGGCGCGACTATTCGGTCGCTGAAATCGTCCGGTCGATGCTCGAAAGGCAGACCGCCATAGAAGAGGAAAAAGACAAACCATGTGGCTAATTTGGTACTTCTGGATATGCCTCGGGAGCGTTTTTTTGCTGCCGCCGTCCATCACCGTGTTCGTGTTCGTCGCGTTGGCAGCCGCGCGCGTCCTGTTCCTCGTGCATGAATCGCTGATCGACGCCATTGCCGAACTGATCTCCGATGTTCGACGGAATGGCCTGACCGTCATCAAGACCGTGCTGGGCTGGACCGCCGCGATTGCTGCGCTGCTCGGCGTCATCGCTATTTTTCAAATTCCTTTCTGATCATGGCCGACGAAGAAATCAGGGCGCTTGTTTTCAAGCATTGCTATGCGACAACAGCCGCGGGCGGATGGATTTTCGCTCCTGAACTGGACCGCGGGCTTAGTGCGTTCGTGAACGCTATCCGAGAACAGGCGCTGGAAGAAGCGGCAGAATTTTGTGACGACTTCGAAGCGACGGTTCTGAAGTCTGCGGGGCAGTACACCGGGCAAGATGTCGATTGCTATCACGAGACAGCAGTTCGGTGCGCGGCGGCAATCCGCACGTTAAAGGACAAGAATGCGTAATTTTCGCATCATCAAAGACAACATGGACGTGAGCGCGCTGGCTCTTGCCGTCGCCATGGAGCCGTCACGCTGGCAGGCGGACGACTTCCTGCGCAAGTACCCGCAAGGTCCGTTCGGCGACACCGATACGATCATGCTGCGCTTTCCGGAGATCGCCACCGGCCTGACCGATGAGCAGATCGAGCTGTACAAGCAGAACATGCTACCGGGCTACGATCAGCACGAGTCAATCTGCTGGCCGGCGTGGGACCAGTTGCCGCAAGCGCATGGCTTCGTATTCGATCTCGCGCAGTTCACGCGCGCCACACGGATTGGTCGTGTGCTGATCAATCGAATCAAGCCAGGCGGCCGAATCTTTCGCCATGCCGACACACCGGAACACGTCCGATACTGGCGGCGCTTCCATTTGGTGCTGCAAGGCCAACCCGGCGCCGTGATCTACTGCGGCGAGGAAAAAGACGGAAGCAAGGATGAGGCGATGCAGATGTTGACCGGTCGCCTGTTCTGGTTCGCGAACAACCTGGAACACGAGGTGCGGAATGAGTCGTCTGTCGATCGCCTGAGCATGGTCATCGACTTACACTGCCCCAATGGTTCTGCGTTGGAATGACACGTACCTGAGCCGCCATCTGTTTCTGGTGGCGCTTCCGCTCTGACACGTTTTTGAAATGTGCCATTGCTACGGCGAGATATCGCACGCCATCCGCACAGTGCGAATGCATATCGTGTTTCGGTTGCCCCGACTTCGCGCGAGTGTAGCGTCGCATATGCTCTATCAGTTGCTGGCATTGCGGCGAGTCTGATACGAAAACGTTCTTGAGCATGTTTCGGGTCAGCTTGATCCCTGGCTCTAGACCGATGTTTGGGACAATCTCTACCTCCCATCCCAATAGCTCAACGCTCTTTTTGGTCGTGATTCCGGTCTGGACAGACCGATTATTACCGTCATGCGGCAGCCATATCGTAACGTCTTTATACCCCGAGTTTTTGATCCAATCTAGATAGTGTTCAATGCCATAGCCGTTGTCCTCGTGATAGTCGACAATGCGCGCCCCGCTGATATCCGCCTGCGAGATGTTGACCGTCATCAAGTCCGTTTCGCTGATCCCCAGGTCGAAGATCGCATGCAGACTCATCGTTTGGTCGGGTAGTAACGGGCGAATCCGGTTTTGCGTAACGATCGTGTGCATTTCGCGCCGATAGATCGCGCCGGCCATTGCTGACTTTGGAATCCCTTCCCAGATATGGTCGTAGTCGTCCGGATCGTCAGCTTGCGAGCGAAGGCGTTCGGCCTCCATCGCGGCATTCCAGAACGGGTTTCGGTCCCAGTTGACCTCAATGATGCGAGCGTTAACTGGCCGCTTCTGGATAAACGTCACATAAACCGGGTCGGTATCGAGTTCCGGGTTCATCGTGAACCATATCTCGGACGTGTCCTTTCGGATCGTCGGGAGGAACTTGTCCAGCGAATCCTTCGAAATGGCCTGCCCTTCTTCTCCCCAGGCTATGTCGATGTCATTGAGCGACTTGATCGAATCGTTCGTCTCATCGCTTAGGCCGCGAAAGATGAACTTGCTGCCGTTCTGGCCAGTAATTTCCCGCTTCGTTATGTTGAAGAAATATTCTAGCCCTGCATCTTTAATGCGCTGCTCGATGATCGCCTTAACAGATTCGTCGATCGATTCCTGAATTTCGCGGAAGCACAGGATGCGCAGCGGTGCGGACGCGGCGCGCAGGACCAACGCGGTAGCCACAGACATTGACTTTGCCGAACCGCGCCCACCGTGAAAAATGGTGTAGCGCGGCCCCTGAGTCAGCAGGCATTCCGCCCAATCCGGCAGCGCAAAGTCTCCCGGATGGTAGATATGGTCATCGGCGCTCATTTGCCGACAGCGGGCCGGTTAGACGCGTGGATCGGTGCCTGAGGCGGCGGCGCTTGATTGCCAGCCGTCAACTGCTGCGCGCTCGGATCAGGCTGAACCTGCTGCACTCCGTGTAGCGGATTGATGCCCGGCGACGGCGCCGCGTTGCCGCTCGCAATGGCGGCATTCACCTTGCCGTCAAGCGGATGCTGCGGCTGGCTGGCGCTGATCTGCTCGGCAGTGCCTTGGACGTTCCCCTGCATGCCTTGCAGCATCTGGATAATCGTCGACAGTTGCGAGGCGTTCGTCTGCGAGACGGCCTGCGCGGCCTTCGCCTGGTTGAGTTCGGCCGCCGAGAGCGACTGTACGGCCGAAGCCTGACTCTTGGTGGCGTTGGCATCGGACTCGTGCGCCTGAGCCATCAACGCGACCGTGGCGGCGTCTGGCGGTGCATTTGCGGCTTCCTGCTGAGCCGCTTCCATTTCCTGAGCTTCCTCGTCGGTCGGCTCGACCACCCCGGCCTGTACAAGCTGCTTGCGCGAGTACTCCGACAGATCCTGCATACCCTCACCGTCGAGGTTCTGGATGAGCGTGTTCATGACGAGCTGCGCCATCTGCGGATCGACCACGGCCGGCAGGAGCTTGATTAGCGTGTTGACCGTCGAATCCTTGCGACTGTTGAACGCTGGCCCGACGTCGACAAACACGTCGAGACCCGGCGTAAAGCGGCGCGTAATCATCGGCTCGCCGGACGAGTTCAGTGTCGGGACATTGATCTTCGTCGTCTCCGACGTGTTGTCCTCACCAATTGCTGCAAATGGCCGGTTTTCCTCAACGTAGACTTCGCACGCCATCGACATGTAAATCTTGCCGCAGCGCTCCAGTGCGCGCGCCATGTTGTCGATGAAGATATAGACCTGCATGTCCTGATGGGCCTGCACACGGCTCACCAGCGCATCCGAGGTATTCGAGTTGACCTGATCGGCCGCCAGATCGCCACCGGTCACGTCGAGCATATCGGCGGCGGTGATCTGAACCAGACCGGCTAGCGCGGGCGGGACATCCGGCTGCTTGATCTGCCCGACAGGACCGGAAACGGTCGACGACCCATCCGCGCCAGTGATCGGGTTGATCAGCAGATACGGATTGTTCGCGACGAGATCGCCGGCCCACGTCAGTTCGTGCCCGGCCATCTGCTCGGGCGTAAATATCGGTTTCTCGCGCGGCGTGAATGCCGTGATATCGGCAAGCGTGCTGATCTGCATGTTGTACAGGCGCTGCGAGTCCTTGGCGAGCCGTACAGCACCCTGGAATCGCTCGATACCATCGATGATCTGGCGAATTCCGAACACGACCACGATGGGGATTTCACAGCCGGCGATGTAGCCACAGTCCTTCAGGATGCCCGTTCCATCGAGGAAATACTTGCGCACGCGCTTGCGATTGCGCTTGCCGGTGCGGACCTTGACGAATCCGTTCGCCTTCCATTCGGCTTCTTCCTCGGCAGCCTGTTCTCGAGATTCGGCATCGAGGCCAGCGTAGACTTTTTGCTCCTGACCGGAATGCGGCTCGCGCCACACCGAATACTCTTCGGTCTTTTTCTCGACCTCGTAATATTCGCCGATGTAGACGGCATCGTTGGAGAACCAGTCGAACTGTTTCAGCGAGCGCACCTGTTTGAAGCTCGACGGCCGCTCCTCAAGCTTGATTTCCGCGCTCTCGATGTATTCCGACGTGTAGGTGTCCCAACTGATCGGGTTAAGAACAACGCACCACTTGGCGTCTGACTTGTCCAGCTTGCGGCTGTTCGGGTCGAAGAACACGCTGATATCGGCATCATTGATCGGCTCAAACAGGATGCGCTGCGGCGTGTCGTCGTCGAGATCCGTTTCCGCGCGGTAGTCGTAGTCGTTCGTCAGGCGCCAGGCACCAATCCCGCCCGACACGGCTTCTTCGAACGCCGACACATAGACGTCCTGCGCGCCACTGTACTGCTCGTCTGAGCGGTAGACGATCCGCAATGCATCCAGATCGGCCTGGCGGCTGCCGTCATCGCTTGACCGGAAGTTGACCGTCATCGCATTCGCGCGGTACTCGGACACGATCCGGCGTACGGCTTTCTGCGTCTTGTTGACGACGAAGCGTGGCCGGTTATTGAACTGCGCGCCGAGGCCACCTTCCCATTGGGCGCCGTCTACAAAGGCGAAGCGCCGATCTTCGAGCGATGCCAGGCGAATCTGCTGCTGCGGCGCGTAAGCCCGGTCAAAGCGCGAGGTTGCGCGCTCCCATACTCCGGCGAGACGTTCCTGTTTGGTCAGAGCCATTTTGCCCACTTTGCTTCAATAGGTTCAAATTTGCGCCGGTCGAACAGCGCCCCTGCCGGATGCGCGAGCTTCTCACCCGCCATGAAACACTTCACCCCGCGCCGTTTCAATTCGTTCTCGGTCGCTTCAAACAGTTGCAGACCGATCATTGCGCCGCGGCGGTCCGGCTTGCAGAAGAAGATGTCGCCAACGCCTTCGAGGCAATCGAGATAGTGAATGCTCGGCCGCACGAACACGACGAAATAGGCGACGATCTGACCGTCGAGCCGGCCGATCATCATCATCAGCTGGTCAGCATCCTGCATAGCCTTGTACAGTGCAACGTTCGGCTTCAGGTCGTAGCCCATCTTCTTGTGAATGCTGATCTCGTCGTAATGCTCGTGCAGCAGCGGCAACAATTCTGCGTACACATCCTGGAACTGCTCGACTGCAAAGGCCGGTGTGTTCATTTGGAGTCCTAACGGCGACTGTTAAACTGATTTGCGGTTGCGGCGCCTGCTGCAAAGCCCGCTTTTGCGCTCAACTGCTCGATAAACAGCCGTCGAGCAGCCAGAGACTGATAGTTGCGCAGCGCGGCTGCCAGAAGTTTACCGTTAGATAGCAGTTTTGCCGCATTTTCCGTCGTAATCGCTGAAACTTTCTGTGTCACCGTACGCGTCAGGGCGCCACTGATCGCACCGGCCGCCATTCCGCCGATTGCGCCAACCGGGCCGAACGCTGTTCCTACACCGCCAGCAATGAGACCTTGCACGGCTGAATCCTTCAGTGCGGAGCCTAGATTGGCGCCGAAGCGTCGCGCTGCGCTCTGGTTCTGCGCGGTGTCGCTGCCTGCGATCTTTCCCGTCCTGGCGTAGCTTGTCGTCTGGTTGAGCAGGTCATCAGCGACGTTGCCGAACTTGCCGGCATCGGACGATGACATATAGGGCGAATACTTGTCGGCCGTTGAGCGGAACTGATTTCGATTAAATTCGGTCTTGCCCGCGGCGTTCTTGTTGCGCTCTGCCACTTCACTCATGGCAAGCTCGCGCGCGCGCTGCTGACGCAATGCGACGGCCTTCGCACGATCGGCCGCTTCCATGTCCGGAAGCATCTTGTCGATGGCACGGAGCCCTGCCGGCGAATCGGCGTTCTGGAGCGCCTCCTGAGCCTGCGCAAGCGCCGTCTGGCTGGTGCGCTGCGATTCGATCGTGCCGACCATTTGCGCATGCGAGCCGTGCAGCTCGTTGTATGCGGGAGACTGCTTGCCGAGAATGCCCTTGAATTCCTCGTGTGCGGCTGCGAACTTCGGGTTCTTCGTCAGCGCTTGCCGAATGAACTCCTGACCTTCGCCGGGAAGGCCGGTCAGGTCGTTCTTGTTTTGCAGATGGCGCGCGAGTACGGTCAGTGCATCAATCGTGGCCTGTGGCACTTTTTTGGCATCACGCGCACCCAACTTCATTTGTTCGGTTCGAATGCTGTTGATTGCATTGACCAGCTTGCCCGGATCGACTTCACCATTCACCGGATCGACGGCACTATATAGCCGGCTCTGAACTGCCTGCATAGCGTCGATCGGCTCGGATGCCTGTTTGAAGTTGTCCAGATAGTTCTTGAACCCCGTCGCTGACTTTTCCAGTTGAGTGTCTAGCACTTCCTTGACGCGCAACAACTCGCGCGAGGCCTGCACGCCGGCCGGATTCGCGGTCGCCATCTTCGGGTCGACCATATCGTCGATGCCCTTACGCACCGAGTCATAGAGCGTCTGAGCATCAGTGATCGGTGCGCCGTCGTTGTCGATGATGTTGCGTAGGCTGTTCAGCGATTGCGCGACGGCCGGCCGCTTGCCGCTCGGGCCTGCGAGAATGCTGTCGATCGTGTTCAGGACCGGCGTAGGATTTGCGGGCTTGGCGTTCTGGAAAATCTGCTGCAAGTCCTGCGATGCCTGCGTGCTGCGTGCGGCCTTCATCGCATCCAGTTGCTCGGGTGTGCCGATAACCTGCTTGAGCGTGTCGCCCGCGTCAGCCTGCCGCGCCTTCTGCAAGTCATCGAACACGGTTGAGCCTTCATCGCGCGCCATGCGCTGCGCAAGCTTGACCGGCGCTTCGAACTGCGGCGTCTGGAGCTTGTCGGCGATCGGCTTAGCCAGCGGCTGCACTTCGGCCTGACCCTTGGCGGCCAGAGCGTCGCTGTGCTGTGCCGCGGCTTCGGCGGCCTGGTCCGCTGCCTGCGGATTGGCTGGCGTGCCCGGATTGGCTGGCGTGCCCTGTTGCGCCAGCTCGCGCGCGATCGCCGCGTCATTGTCCGCGCTCGCGTTTGCAAACTCGGACGGATTGGCGTTTGTGCTGGCCTTCTGCACGGTCGTCACGTTGGCATCGTTCGCTAGTTCGGCTGCGGTCGGCGTGTAGCCGGGAGTCTGCGGAACCGGTGCACTTTCGATCTTCGTCGCCAGTTGCTCGGGCGTATTGCCGGATGCCTGCGCGATATCGGCAGCCACATTGGCGTCGACCGCATTGCCAGCAGCGCTTGCTTGTGTCGCGGCAGACGGCGCGCTGCCGAACATGCCTTGAATCTTCGCGATTCCCTTGGCAATCGTCGGATTCTCGGCCAGCGCTGAAACGCCCTTGCCGATCACCTTGCCGACGCCCATGCCGACTGCACCCGCGCCCATGCCAACAGCAGCATCACGCGCGATCTCACCACCCGATTTGTTGTCCGCGACTGCTGGGACTGCGCCGGCCACCGCACCGCCAGCCATGGCGCCCGGCAAAGACGCACCACCAGCAGCGACGTACGGCGCGGCCGATCCGACAACGCCTGCGATCTTGCCCGGCAGGCTGCCGCTCGTATCGAGCGCGACCTTCTCATTGATCTGGTTGCGCGCATTGACCGCCTGATTGGCGAAGTCATCAGCGCCCACAAGACGACCGCCAGCCGCCGCGATGTCCAGCAGACTGCCAGCGACGCCACCAACGCCCTTCTCTGCGATGTCGCCGATCGTCGAGCCACTTTGCGCCGGCGCGACACGTGTATCCGGGCCGGACGGCAGTTGCGTGTCGGATGCAACGCCGCCCAGCGGATTCCAGCCGCTTGTAGCGTCAGCCGCGGGCGCTTGCTGGGCATTCGCGGGCATCACCAGTGATCCATCAGCCAAGCCCTGCTTGATCACTGCCTGCTGATCGGGCGTGAGCGTGCCATTCTGCATCGCCGATAGCGTTTGCGGGCCGATTGGCTTGGGCTGCTGCACCGTGCCTTTAGCCGCCTCGAAACTTGCCGGTGCGCCGCTATCCTGAGCGCCAGCTTGTTGCGGGCGAACGAGTTGCGACGGATCGACCGCGATCTTGCCGGCTTTCACCCGCGCGTCGACCGCATCCATGTCAGCAGGCGACAACCGGCCGCCGTTGTAGTCGGCAACGATCTGATTGTTGACGCCAGCACCGGGCGCAACTGCTGGCTGAGTCGGCGCGACGCTCTGTGTCGGTTGCTGCTGCGGCGCCGTGTCCGTGCCAACTACAGACGGATCGAGCCCATACGATGCAGCGCTCGGCAACGGAGCGGCTGGCGTCGGCTCGGCCATCGGCGCATCCTGACCACCGCTGCCAGTGAAATGCGACATCACGCGATTCGTGTACGCGCGCGTCTGACCGCCCCAGTTCGATGGGTCGGTACCACCGATGTATTGCGTGACCGCGCCGGCTGCGCTGCCCGTGCGCTGAATGCCCTCTTTCAGCAGATAAGCGGCGCCGAGAGCGGCGGCTTCAGGCGATGCAGACGGATCGATACCGTACTTCTTGATGATCGCTGCGCGCGTGGCCGGCGTAATCTGATACGGCGTAGTTGCGCCCGCGCTGCTCACCTGATTGGCGTTCGACTTCTCGCCGGCGACACGAATGCTCGTGAGCAGACCGGAAGGAATGCCGGCCGCCTCGGATGCAGCCTGATCAGCCGCCGCGTAGACCGGGTCTTTATAAGACAACGGAAAGGTTTGATTGCTCATTGCGTCGGATCGAAAGATTGAGCGCCCGGCGCCGTGTAATAGCTCGGCGCGACCTTTTTGGCGAACTTCGTGAAGCTGTCGCCAGACTTCACAAACACCGAACTACCGTCAGGCGTCTGAATCGTGAAGTCACGATATGCCGGGCCGCTCGATGCGTTATTGCTGCGCATCCAGTCGCCGCGGGCAGTCGACCATGCCGCTTTGGATGCGAGGAACTTCTGCCGCGCTTGCAGGTACGAGGCCCATGCCTGCGGACTGTCGGTGATCTGCGGCACGTTCTGCACCGCGCGCGCCGTCGACGCGTCCGTGAAGTTGCCGTTCACCATGCTCGCGGTCTCGGCCTGCGTGACGAGGCTTGACGCTTCCTGCCGCAACTGTTGCAGCTTCGATGTATCGCCAGTCCAGCGCCGGCCAGCCTGATCCCATGTCGCGCCGAGCAAGCCGCTCGTGCCGCCGTTCTGGATCGAACTGAAGGCGTTTGCAAGCTCGCCAGATTGGGATGCCAACTGCTCATTGCTCTGCCCGGCCGTGTATTCCGGCTGCGCTGCGGCGATCGCAGCGGGGGGCGCAGTGATCTGCTGATTGACGAGGCCCGTATTAGCCGTCGTCAGTCCCGTTCCTGCCTGAGTTGCATTGACTCCCGCTTGAGCTTGCGCCGGAGCATAGGCGGCCTGCGTTCCAGCCAGAGAAGCGCCAGCGTTTGCTTGAGCGACTGCTGCCGGGACTGTTGCTTGCGCCACCACCGCGCCAGCTTGGGATTTCTGGTTCGCATACAGATCCTGTGCGGTATTCGCGCTGCCAGCGTTCAGGATGCTCGACGCGAGCTGCTTGGCGCCTTCCGGGTTCTTGTTGATCAGCGCTTCGAAGGAGCGAGTCTGCGCGGCGCCGGCCTGATCGCCTGCGTTCTCCTGTCGCACCGCGCGCTGCTCCAGCAGATCAAGCGCGCCCGGAACATCGTCGGCCTGCAAGCGCGCCTGCATTCCTGCCACGGTCGCCACGGCATCAGACGACATGCGCTGCCGGACATTCTGCCAGTTCACCTGCTGCTGATTGGTGTTGGCGTTGACCTGTTGCGCAAACTCTGGATACTTCTGCGCCAACGCCTGCCAGTCAGTCGGGGTAGCGTTCGGACTGTTCGACAGCGCCGCTGATTCCATCTGGAATGCCTGCTGACGCTGGTTATTGCTGATCTGAAGATTGGAGTTCGATACGGTCGCCGCGTTTGCCGCGTTCGTAGCTTGGTTTCGTCCTTGAGCCGTGGCAGCCGCATTGCCAATCTGAAATCCTTGCATGGCATCATTGCCAATCTGCTCGTCTATGCCTTTCCCAAGTCCGGAGAAGTCGTACATTAGACAGCACCCCCCATATAACTTGTAAGTCCTTTGGTGATCGACCCCATTCCCGAGGTAAATGAATTCGATAGCGCTGTATCGTATTTAGAATATGCGTCTGCCGAGTTCTGCCACGCCTGATCGGAGGTTTGCTGGTAGGCGTTGCTGGCAGCCTGAGATCCGCTGATCGCGTTCATACCATTGCCCATCAGCTGACCATATCCAGCAAGACGCTGCGTGATCAATCCGTTAAGAGTGCCAATCGATGTGTTCGCGAGAGTATTGCTCGTGTTCGATCCGCGCAATCCACCAGTGGCAGAAGCGTTGGCAAGGATATTCTGATTACCGGTCTGCATCAGACCTTGGTATTGAGCGCCATTCTTGATGTCGCCAATCGCCTGATTCTGCGCATCGACACCATTCGAGCCGAGCAGATTCCCGTAGTCAGTGAGGCCAGTCTGCCCCGCCTGGAGATATGGCGAAATCTGCGTCTGCATGTTGTCGTATTGCTCTTGAGCGAGCTGCAACTGGCTCTGCGCCGCTTGCTGCTGCGATGCGTTGGCTTTGCCAGCCTGATTGGCAGCCATTGCCGAGCTTGCGACACCGCCGACGACAACTGCGCCTGCTACCGCTGCTGCAACCATGATTCACCTCACCAAAATAGCCGACTTCTTAGCCGACTGAAGATTCGTAGCAACCGCTGAAAAAATATGTCCCTGCATCCAATGCCGCGCCGTCGAAACGGCTCAATGTCAATACCGACGAGTTCGGACCCACTACGCCCGAAGCCATGACACCGTTGGCTGATGCGCCAGGAATAATTCCCCTCTGGTCGCTGAGTCCTTGGTGAGTGAATGGAAGTGTTACCGTTGGTTTGCCGCCCGATACCGTGAGTGTGATTTCAACGTAAATCAGCGTGCCGATCGATGCCCACACGCCCGACGCTGTACCGCTCGACGCGATCGGCTGATAGCCGTTCATCGCGCTGCCGTTCACCACGTTACCGATTGCGTCAGCCACGGCCTGATTGCCACCGAGGGCAGCGGTCAGGAACTGTTGGGGAACGCGCGTGAGATTGGCCATGGTCAGGTCGCCAGCGGCTCAAGCTCGACCAGCAAGCCGAACCAGGTGCAATGTTGTGTCGTCACATGGGCAATCCGCACCTGCATCCGATCGCGCGCCAACCCAGCAGGCAGCCAACGAATGCGCCGGTCATACCCACCGCGCGGTGCAGCCGAAGCAAACCGGATCTGCGACCAGCGGATGCCGTCCGACGAGTACTGCATGGCGATCCGTGATTTGTCGCCTGCCTGCCCCGTGACGCACTTCAACTCGACCGAACGCAGCCCGGCAGATGCGAGCGGCAGCAGCGCCATCGGGCCAGTGACACGGTGCAACACCGGCTCGCCATAGTGGCCGCCCGTCGTCGCATCCAGAAAGCCAACGCGGTTGTCAGCCAGATCGCCGCACAGCCACATGCCATTGAAGCGCGTGAAGTTCCGCGCGCGGTAGAAGTTCGAATCCTCGGCGCCGCTGTTCAGTTGCGTCCAGAACTTCAGGCCCACGCCAACAGTCGCAGTCGCATCGAATACCAGCGTTTTGGTCGGCAGATGGACATACAGAAGCTCGGAGTCTTCGAACGAGATCGCCTCCAACGTGACCACAGCCACCTGAGCCGCCGTCAGCTTGGCGATTTCGTAATCCACCGCGGCGGAACTGATCTTGGCCGGCGCGTTGCCGTTGAGCGTCCACACTCCATTCGGCATGTTCCGGCCACCGCCAATCCACGCGAGTGTCTGGTTGAAGTAGCACATCGTCTGGCGCGAGACGCAGCCAATATCGATTGTGTACGACTGCTGGACCGTGAACGGGAAATTATTACCACCCGTGTTCGCCATCGTCTGGGTGGTGTTCCTGCCGAACACGTAAAGCTGATTGTTCAGCTTGTACTGCGCCGTGATGCCGTCAGGATCGTATTCAGCGCTGCCGAAGCCGCCAGGAAAGAACGTCAGGTTGGTCAGAGAGCTATTCCACACGTCAACGCCATCCGTGACCATCACATAGCCAGCGATGAATGTTGCATCGACGATCGGTGTGATCCCGGCCGAAACGCTCATGTCAACCTGAATGAAATTCCCAAGCGAGGTCCACGTGAGGTTAAACGTCGCGCCCGTTCCGCCACCGCTCGACAGCACCTGAGGCACAGGATTGGTCGGGATGAACTTCGTCAGCACCTGAGGCGCAGTCTGAACCGCAATGCCGTTGATGACGCCGCCAGCGACGCTCGTCACCTTCAGCGTCACCTGTTCGCCTAGCGGGCCGATCGTGATCGTGTCGTTGACCGCGTAGCCCGAGCCACCGCTCACCACTGCCGCGCCCGTCACATTGCTGTAGCCAGTCGGCGCGTAGTAATAGAGCAGATTGTCGGAGACGATGATCAGGTTGTCGAACCCGTAATCCATCCGGCACTTCAGCCCGTCATTGGCAACCGTACCGATCTTGGTCCGCGTTCCATCCGTGGTGTACGAGTAGACCGACGATCCCTGCACGCGGTACATCGTATCGACCCACAGGATGCCACCGCGGTCCGATTCACCCAATGCCGACGACGCGACCCATTGCGACAGGCCGCCGTGATCCGTAGGCGTGCCAGGCTTCTGGTCCGTCGAAATCTGGCGCAGCTTCAGGTTGATCGCGAAATCACCCTGGATATTCCCGTCGTCAGTCGTGACAGTGCCGCCCGTCATTAACGGCACGGGGAACGGTTGAACGTTGGCGAGCGGGACTTGAGCCATTATTTCTTCTTCGCGACCTTCTTGAGCGCCGGATTGGCCTTCTTGGCGGCAGGCGACGCCTTACGCGCGGCACTGGCGAGGATCGCGCCCGCGTTCTTCATCGGGATACCTTCCTTGCTGGCGATCTTCGATTGTTCAGCAGCGAAACCAGGATGCTTCTTGCCCATGATCAGACTCCAGACTGTGGCGAATAGAACACTTCGACGCCCGACGTATTGGCCGCAGCAAGCACGGTCGCGTCAGCATCGGCAGGGTTAAGCGTGACGGCGATCTGAAGCCCGAGCTTCATCGCGCATGTCTCGACGCCCCAGTCCACACGCACCGGCACGTTCGCCGGGATCTGGAACGTCATCGTCGGCACGTCGGTGCCCAGCACAGGTGCGCGCGCCAGATCGAACACTTTCAGGTAGCACACGACAGTTGCCCACGCGACAAAGCCGTCCAGCCCGGTCGGCACAGTAGAGAGCGAGTTCTGGTTCGTCGATGCAGCCGTGACCAGGTGAAACTTCTTCAGCGAGCTAATGGCGGTAACGTTCATCAGGCACCTCCACCTACACCAGACCCCGTACCGCCCGCGATCAGATCAGCCTGATTCGCCACGGCGATGAACCAGTCACGCAGCGCTTTAGCCTGCACGACATTGCCCGTTGCTGCGATCTGCGACAGCGCAACCGACACATCGCGACGGAAGCCAAACGGATCGGATAGCGTTCCGGGCGCGGCGGCCAGTTCTGACCAGTGCGGATTCTTCTTTGTTGCGGGCATGGCGAAACTCCTAGAGAGCGACCTTGATCGCGTTGCCGGCTGTCTTGTCGATCCACAGCTCACCCGAACCGGCTACCGGCTGAACTGTTGGCAATTGCGCCAGAGCTTGCAGAAGCAGATTGAGCGACGTGCGCTGCGTCACACCGCCCGAAGTCAGATAGATCGGTACGGAGTCCGAAAGGTTCGGCGTATCGTTGAACGGGAGATCGTTGATGGTCGCCATGGCTAGAATCCGTTGATATTATTGTCACCCGACCACAGTTCCATATCAGGATCGACATGTGAATCCGGGCCTGCATCGAGGCGCGGCGGCCGATTGACGTAGAATTGCACGCCGTCCGCCCAGACCTGATTGCCCGACCCGACCGGTGTATTGGTGTTCCGCTGATACTGCGGGATGCGCTTGCCGAAGAACAGCAGGTTGTCGCGCGCCAGCTTCAGCTCGGCCACCGTCACCGACGACAGGTTCTTGCCGATGCTCGGCGCAGCCACGATCGCAGCGGACAGGATGACGAGATTGACCAGGCCAGTCGGAATATTCACGACCGTCGCGGCGTTGGCAATATTCGGCGAGTCCGCGTACACCCACCCGCGCACCCGCGCGCCTTTCGTCTCAAGCTCGGCCAGGTTCGCGTCGAGCCGGTCACAGATGCGCGCCATTTCCTCGGGCGGTAAGTCGTACACCGCTCCGCTCAGCCCAAGCTCTGCGAGGCCGTGTTCAACGAAGTAGGACTTCGGGGCCTTCACGGCTGTTCCAGCGCCTTTGACGCGGCTTTAGCAGCTTCGACTATCGCCAGAGCAGCCTTAGATGCTTCGGCTTCGCCGCCGCCGATCCGCATTGCATTGTCAGCGGCATAGACTGCCTGTTGAAGAACGAAATTGATTTGGTCCTGGGTCATGACCGCGCTCCTTGCATTTCAGGTGCGGCCGGCTCCAGCTTCGCCTTCATCTCCTTCGCCGCCTTGGTCCGTCCGTCCAGCTTCGTCTGCTCCGCAGTGATCTGCTCTTGCAGCTTGGCGTTATCCGCCTCCAGCACAGCCAACTCGTGCGCTTCGAGCGCTTCAGCCGCGCTCTCGTACCATCCTTCGGCCACGTGCGCAGGCGCTTCGGCCGTCTCGACAACCTTCTGCCGCAGCTTACCCCAGACCGTATCACCCTCGGTCGTGGCCAGCACGGACTTGAAAAGAGCTACGATCGACATTCCGACCTCGGTATTAGTTAGGATTCCCGCGTATTTTATACGTTTTTCGGTATATCAGCGAGTTTCGGACTTGACAATCTTCACCTCGACGGCAGGTGCGCCCTCTTTCCCGCTGACTTCCATGCTGACAGCGCTCAGATCGGGCAGACTCTTGCGCAGCAACACCTCGATCGCCTTGAGCCGCCCCATTGGAATATCGTCTTTCGACTCACCAAGTGCATATTTTTGCAAGACATTTATCAGCTGACTTGCCTGAATTTTTAGGCGTACATCCTCCTGATGCGTCTTACGTAGTCGCGCGGCCATTTCCCCCTCCTTTGGCTTGTTCATTCACCACCTCGCCATACAGAATCTGCGCCGCCGCGACAAGTTCCCTCGCCTCGGCCAGTGCCTGCTCTTTCCGGTCGACCGCGAGCAGCTCTGTCAGTCGGTCCAAACGCTTCTTGGCCTCTTTCAGCCACTCGCCGCTGTTGCACTCTTTCATGATTGGCATTTCATTCCCCTGCTGGTTGCGGAAACTACTGTGTATTTGCCATTTGTATAGGCATCCATGAAAGCAGACCCGTTTTTATACGGCATCAATAGATCGCGATACCACGCGTCATATGCTTCCTTGGGCGTCTTGCCGTCGCCGCGCGCGTCGTGTCCCTCGCATTCCCACCAGCGCCAATCAGTGCCAGCGAGGATCGCGCTGAAGTCAATCCATCCGATCAGACTGTTATAGCGCGGCCCGATCTGAACTTTGATATGCGGCCGATATGTTCTGCGTGCCATGTTATTCCCCGATGTTCGTGTCGCTCAGATGAACCAGTGCTTTACCCGTTCCCATATCGTTCGGTCCTGCTCCGTTTCAACGTACATAACCTGGTACGGCATCGGCGGCGGAAGAGGCGGCGCTTGTTCGAACAGCTTCGCGGCTAGGCCACAGATCGTCTTTTCACTCCTCATGATCTGACCGCGCGCCTGAAAGCAAAACGTCTCCGGACTTCCGTCGACAACATTGAAATCGGCCTGAGGATGTTTGCAATATCCTGCCCCAACGCCGATAGCACCAAAATGCTTACAGTCTTTGCATAGCTTCACTTCGCCACCTCCGGCGCCTTCCAGTAGAACGTTGCGCGCGTCATCGCCTGAGTTTCGTCCCATAGCGCCTCGATCTGGTTCGCGTCGAGCTTTTTGAGCCCTCCGCGCTTACCGCTGGCGGATTGCGCTTCGGGCGTCTCGCAGTTAAGGCGCATGCGGTCTGGCCTGCCGCCCATTGGCTTATAGGGGTCGCTCATTTCCGCGCCTCGGCAGCAATTTGAATCGCCATAGCCAGATCCATTAGCTCTTCTCTGTTGAAGGTCCACCATTTAGAACCGCGGGAGCTTGTGCATTCATTTGCAAGGCTTTCGATAACGGCGGAATCCAGCCCTTTTAGTGTCGGCTCAGGAGCGTTGCAATCTGGACAGGCATGGGAGCCAATAATGCCGTCGCCG